GGGCGGCCATCAATCCGCTGAAAGCCGATAAAACCAACCTGCAAATAGTCGGCGTAGCGCTCAACCAGCCGCATGATGGTCGGATCGAGCACTTGGCGCACGATATAGCCTTGCTCGAAGTCACCGAAGAGGATGGACTTGGCCGAGACGCCCATCACGGGCATGGCGTTATCCACCACCACCGGGTAGCCGAGGATCGTATCCGGGTCGGGGCCAACCGCCGATTGCTGGGTATTCATGGTCCACAAAGGGCGGCCCTGTGTATCGGTCACGGCCCGGATGGCTCCCAGGGTGAGGTCGTTCATGAGGAATTTGCAATTGCCCATTTGCCGGTAGGCCGCATCCACGGAGTGGATGAGCGATACGAGGTCGCCGTAGGCCTTGCCGTAAGCGGTGGCGCCCCACAAAGCTGCGGTGGTGGAGCCGGTGCCCCCGGTCACGCCGGTAGTCGGTGCATTGTCCACGCCCACCGGCTTGGTGGTGCCCGTGCCCGTCACTAGATCGGCGGCAATGGCCCGGCCCAAACGCTGCCCGAGCTTCTTTGGGAGCCAGGAGTCAAGGTCAAAAGCGGAATCCTGCAAAAGCTGGAGCGAGACAAGCACACTGTTGCTCGTGTAGGTCCACGCCGCGAGCTGCTGGGTAGTAAACGCCACGTCCACCTCAGTAACCTGAGTGTTCTCCGAGAGGAGAGCGCCAAGGTTGCCGGTGTCGTTATTGGACGGCCAGGGCAGGATATTGCCGGTCTCGGTATGAATGATGTTGGCAATGGAGAGCAAGCCGCCAAACGCCTTCATGGTCTCGGTTATCTTCGTGAGATACCCCTGAGGCACGAGGTACCCACCGGCCGTGGTGGTGGTGGACTGCGCTCTAGCTTCCCGAGCGGCCAGGATGAGCCGCTCCTCCACGTTGAGCCTGGAGCCCTCACCGAGACCGGTGCGGAGATACCGAGAGTAGATGTCGGCGTACCGCTTTTCGTCGGCCGCATCCTCGCCCTCGGGCGCCCCCGGAGTGATGCGCTCATCCACCGGCTGGGCCAGGGCCAGGGCCATCTTGGCCGCCCGGCTCTCGCGGTCCAGGTCGGAGCCCAGCTCCACGATATCGGCCTCGATGCGATCCCATTCCGCCCGCTGCTCGGCGGTTGCCGCGGCGTTGCCGATGGTTTCCCGTAGCTCATTCATGGTGGCCCACGCCTTGGCGCGCGCCTCGGTCAGCTCTTTCAGTCGCTCGGACATTTCCGGGCCTTTCTCTTAGTGGTTTGCTTGTCGTGACGGCCCGGAGTGCCCAAGGCGGCTCCACCTGTCATTTGCTGCGGCCCGGAGTGCCCAAGGCGGCTCCGGTCAAAAACAAGGGCTAGGCGATGCCCGCCCAAGAGGTGCCCACGCCCGCCACCCCGGCCAGCACCACGGCATGGACCACCGAGGAGCAGAGCGCATTGGTGGTGGCCGTCTCCACGGCTGAGGCACCGGAGGCGGCTTGGGCCAGGTCGCTCACGTAGAGGGCTTGAGTGCCCGCCGTATCCTTTGTGTTCGCCCGTGACGTGGCCGGGCCAGCGGTAAAGGGCGTGGTGAATTGGGCGGCATTGTTGTAACCAAAGAAGTATTTAACGATGAGCACGCCCCCGGTAAGGGCGGTCACAGCCGGTGCGGTCAAGGTGGCACTAACCACCGCGTTCTTGCCCACCGCGAAGGCTTGCGGGGCGCCCCCGCTCGTGCCGCTATAAGCGGCCAGTGAGACAACGCTGGCGTTGTTCGTGTTATAGGTGATGGTCACGGTGGCGGCCCCGCCCGTGTCCCCGGCCACGGCCACTTTGTAAAAGATGGCGTTTCCGACTAGGCCCGATTCGTTCGGGTCGAGCACCGTATCGGAGGTAAGCAACGTCCACCCGGCCGAGGCCGTAACAGAGGTGGTGATGTTGTTCCCGGCCGAGAGGAGCATCAAGTCACCCACCACCACCGAGGCCGGAATGGTGATTGTCTTGACGAGCCCCGACGGGTTCGGGGCACTTGTCACAATGGATCGAAAGGCGGGCGTGGTGCCCGCCGCGGGCACGGCCACATAAAGCCTTTGATTGGCAACAGTGGGCGTATCGGTGCGAAGGTAGAAGTTACCCACCGAACCGCCCGAGGGCGCCCCCGAGCCAACGCTCAAACCGGTCACCCCGGATGAGGCCGCCCCAATGGTGGTGGAGCTACCGGCCGCCACCACTATGGCCGTGGGGCCGTAGACCACCGTGCCCCGATCCGTGGCCGTGAAGGTGTAGGTGCCAGCGGGCATCCAGAGGGTGACGGTGGCGGTGGCCCCGCCTCCAGCCGCAACTGTGCCCGGTGAGACGTTGAGCAAGTACGGATCGGCGTACAGAGGCGCCGGGCTCCCGCCCAACGTGGCAGTGATGGTGAGCTGCTGGCGATCCTGGGCGGTGAAACTAACGCTACCGGCCAATGCGGGCGTGGTCATGATGCGTTGCTCCTCGTGAGACTGTCGGCCAGGATGCGGTACCGGATGGCCAGGTCAACCGGGAAACCGCCGTCCATCTCCATCTCACCGGGCTTGGGTGGGTCAGGATCGGCCACGCCCATGAGGGCGGCTAGCACCGATTGGGCAGAGTCCAAAGCGGCATCGGCGGTGTCCACGCCGGTATCGGCGGCCACGAGGAGGTCGAGCACTTGCTGAAGGGTGGCCAGGTTGGCGGCCGACAAGGCCGCCCCCGCCCTCAGCTCGGCACCCAAGGCGGCTAGCTGGCCGTCTGAGACCTCCAAAACCTCGGGGCCGTTACGGGCCCGCACCGAGAGCCGAGCGGCCCTGATGGACCGTAGCCCGGCGTCGGTGCCCGAATAGGCCGGGAAGGGCGTGGTGGAGACTTCGATCAATCGCACCTCAAGCAGCGTGCGAACCTCGGCCTCGGCCTGGAGGCCGTCGTTTCGCTCCACCGTTTCGGTGGTCCACTCGTCTTTGACCACCTGAAAGCCAAAGCTCATCCCGGCCACGTTGCCCGCCCGCACGTTGGCGATCAGGTCGGAGCCGTAGCTCGTGTCCACAATCTCGGAGTCCACGGCCAGGCCGGTGGCGTCGGAGGCCAGCCGGAGCGTACCGGCCGACATGCGGGCTATCGGTTTGGCCGGGTCGTGGTCGGCCAGTTGCACCACGTCACCATCGGCCAGGCTCTTATCAAACGCCCCTCGGGCTATCTGCTCGAAAAAGCCCCATTTCAACGGGTCACCGATGGCGGCCCGTTGGTTGTAGACGGCCGCGTGGCCGGTGAAAGCTCGGGACTGTTCATCCACCGCCGAGCGGTCCAGCTTGACGGCTCGGCGCTCTTCCACGATGGCGGGCAGGCGCGAGGTGCGGTGATTGCTAGGCATTGACGCCCTCCGGGTCGGTGTCGTTTGTATCGGTTGCGTCGGGCTCGGGCTCGGCTGGAGCCGGTAAAAGCATGGGTGGCGCCACGGTTGGGATGAGCGGCTCATCCAGGCCCTCAAGCGGCGGCAAATTCTCCCGGCGCCGGGCCTCATTGCGAGTCATCCAGCCGGTCATAATGGCGGATTGGTAGGCCGCGTAGCGCGTCGGAGTGTCGGCTTTGAGAAGGTCGTCAGTCTCGAATTCGGCGTACTGGCTATCGGGGCCGACAATCTCCAGGGTTACCCGTTGCTCTATGCGATACGTCCACGGCCGCACGGTGAACTTGAGGAGGCCGATATTTTGCTGCTCAATGCCGGTCCCCCATGAGGTGGATTTGTCCACCAGCATGGCCAGGTGAGGAGGCATCCCAAACCACCGGCAAATCTCTAGGGCCTGCCATTGCCGGGACTGGAGGAATTGGCTATCGGTTGGGCTCATGGACAGCGGCTGGAATTTGGTACCGGCGCCCATCACGGCCACGTCGTGAGCGTGGGAGGAGCCCGCGATCGTGTCTTTCCATCGTTGCTTGAGGGCTTGGGCCTCATCCGGCTTGAGCACTCTATCAGTGGTGAGCATCCCCGAAATCAGCGAGCCGTTGCCAAAGAGCTTGGCCGCCATGGCATCGGCGGCCATGCCAATGCCGATGGATTGGCGGGCCATGGCCACCACGCCAAGGCCTTTGATGCCGTCCACCGAGGGGCCGGGAATGTGCATAATCTCGGCGGTCGTATAAGGCGTGGGCGCCCCGGCCGGATTGGTGACCACGAACACCTTGTGCCCGGCCACAATGTCGATTCGTACCCTGGCCGGGTGGATGGGTACGAGGTCCACCACCTTGCCCAAGCCGTTGCGTACCTTTTGCATGTAGGCGTTACCCCACGCCAACAGGTGGAGCATCACCGTTTCCCATTGCTCATAGGCGGTACCGCTGGCCGGGTGGCTGAGCGCCGGGGCCGGTATCTCGGCCTTGTCGTCGGCCTCGTAAACCTTGAGCGGGAAACCGGCCACGAGCCCGGCCAACGTCATGGCGCAACGCCAAAAGGTTGCCACTCCAAAAGCCGACATCTCCGAGACGCTCACCCCGGAATCGGTGGGCGTGCCCCCGAACACATTGAGCAGAC